TTGTACCTTTTATAACAGCGGCCACAGCTGCGTTTGGAACATATCGGGTTGCGGTTTATGCAGGATCACGTGCCATGGGAGTGGCAAATGCTACATTAATAAAAGGAACACTCGCAGCTAAACAGAAAACAGCAGCGGATTTAGTGATGGCTTCCAATTACCGCACTTTAACTGCCGCTGAAAAAGGATTGATTGCTTCAAGAAATGCTATGACTACCGCAGAATGGAGGGCATTGGCTGTTAGTGGCGCATTGAACAAAGAACAAGCGTTGAGGTTGATAACACTTGGGAAAATTAAATCAGGTCAGGCAGGACATATTACCCAATTACTTAATATATCAAAAGCTGAACTTCAAGTGGCTATGTCAGCTGGAAAAGCTCGTGTGGCAATGACAATGCTTAGTTATGGAGCCAAACAAGTTTGGACTGCTTTTAAGGGTTTGTTCAATCCATACATGTATTTGTTCGCTGGACTTTTTGCCATTACTGAATTATGGTATAAGTCCGGGCAAAAGGCTGACGAAATGAACGAGCGTATTTCTGAGCTGACAACAAGAGCACAAGACGGTTTCAAGAATTTAACGAAAGAAGCTCAAAAATTTGCTGATGTTGATCCTTTTAAGGCGAATGATGCCTCACTGATTTCTTCTATTGAAGAAATGAAAACAGCATTAAAGGATTATTCTCCAGTTTGGGCAGACACTTTTAATGAAACGTTTAAGACTGATGATGAAGGAAATACGGTTAAAAGCCTTGCAGAACAATATATATTGCTTCGGAATGCTTTGAATGATACAAAAGAGGCTTATAAATTGTTGAATGCCATAAGAGGTACATCTGAATATGCGAATGATGCTACTGATGGTTATTTTGACGAAAGCTTTAGTGAAAATATTGAAGACTACATCAAGGCAGAGAAGCATATAGACAAGATTATAGACCGTATGGCTGGTAGCTATATAGAGTATTATACTGCCATGCAGAAAGTTATAGCCAAGTATGATGATTTTGCTAAAGTCGCTTCGGGCAAATCATTGAAAGAGCAGTTGGATATAATCAAAGAATATCCCAAGGCATTAGCCAGTTTGAATAATGAGTTACCCTTCACGGGAGGATATAGGGATGATATTTTTCAGCTACGGAAGGCATGGAAAAACTCTAAACGTGTTTTTGAGGAAGAAGTATCACCGGATATGCAGAGTTTCATATCTGAATATAAGTCACGATTACAAGCTGCCGGTTGGAATTTAAACAATTTGAGTGACGCTCAAAGAATAGCTATCGGTTTGGATATAAGTTCTTTCTTGGATCAATTTAAAGAAATGCCGGTAGATATACGAAAATTTCTTAATGGTGAGATTCTTGAAAAGCAATTCAATATCAAGATTAATGCTGAATATACGGAAACTATTCAGAGCTTGTCAGACTTGCAGAAAAAGTTCAATGAAGCCACAGATGGGCAATTTGAAGCCCAAATAAAGGTTTCTACGGATTCAGAGAAAATTATTGAAGGAGTACAAAAAGCGTATAAGGAAGCTAAAGAGACAACAAATCAATTGAAGCCGGTATTGATTAAAGCCGGAATAGATTTGTCAGGTATTGGAGCTATTGACTTGTCAAAACTTCCCGACTGGCAGAAGCAAATTGTATCAGATTATAAAAAGGCTTTCGATACAATGCAAGCCGGTGAGAAAGGAGCTAAAGAAATCGGTTTTTCCCTCACTGATCCAAATAAGGATAAGAGCAAAAAGGATGCCTTTGCCGAAAGATTGAAAGAACGGGTAAACTTACTAAAGGAGGCATATTCTGAATATAAGAAGTGGACTGACATTGTTGGAAAGGGAGAAGCTGCCAGCAAGGTTAAAGAATCGGGTATTTTTGATTCCTTATTTAAAGGTAAAGAACCGGTGGATATTGGAAATTATCGAGATGAATTGAATAAGATTCTTAACCAGCTTGACGATAAGACTAAAGAACGTAGGGAATTGAAAGTTTCTATACGGAAAGTTCTTTTGGATATTGATGCCAATGCTATGAAAGAAGCTTCGGATAAGGCCGCAAAGGAACTTGAAAGGTACGTGTCTGATGTTTCAAAGAAATGGGATATATACAAGCAGCTTGTCAATGCCGGTGCAAGTAAGAAGGATGCTTCTTTATACGCTTTCGGAGTATTGTCTGAATATGAGAAGAAATCCGAGGAATTAGCTGAAAAGGTAACTAAGAAAATGAAGGATAAAGGGGTATATATACCTTTGACTTTCACCGAACAAGAGGCCACAGAATCACTTGGAGGTAAAGACAGTGTTTTGTATAAACAGTTTTTCAGTGCATGGAAGGAAGCTAAAGAAGCTATTGAAAAAGATAGTTTGGAAGTAAAGCTGAAAGAAGTTACTGCCCTCAACAAATACAAATCTATCGCTGAAAAGATACGGGACTTAAGCGAGAAATATGCTCCCTTAACCGGCACCTTCATTGGTGAAAATAATGAACTTGTTGGGAATGTTGAAGGCATGACTCCCGGACAGAAAGCTCTTTTTACCGAATATAAGGAGGAACTGGCAAAACTAAGGGGACAACTGCTTGAACTTCTTCCGGTATGGGAACAGATATTTGGAGATCAGACCTATAAATCATACGGACAGATACAGCAAGCATCCGATTATGCGCAACAGATTATTGATAATGCTTCTGTAACTAAAAACAAGAATGGAAAGCCAACAGCTTTTACTTCTTGGTATTTGGATGAGAATGGTAAACGGATTGATGTTTCAGGAGAATATTCTCAAATTGAGAAGTTAAAGAAAGCCATACAAGACTTATATAAGGCCGGATTACAGAAGAATCCGTTTGCCACTCTCATAAAAAATATTCGTTCTTTATTCTCCAGTGGAGATAAAGATGAAAAGGGTACCATAGAAAAAATTGCAGCCATAGGAGAAAGTGCCGCTGAAAGTGCTGAACTTGTCGGCAATTTTGCAGGGCAGATGTCTTCCATGTTCGATGCTTTGGGCAATGAGGGTATGGCCGACACGATGGGTAATGTGCAGGATGCCATGTCTTCTATAAGCAATATCGGGCAGGGATTCGCCAAAGGTGGAATAGTTGGTGGTATTGCTGCCGCTGCCGGTGAAGCTGTAAACTGGATTGGGAAGATAGCACAAGCACATGACAAAAAGCTTGATAAGGCTATTGAAAAAAGTAAACTTCGTGCTCAACAGTTGCAGTATATATACGAACAGATTGACGGTATTCTTGAACGTTTCTTGGGCAGTGGCACGGAACTAAAACTTGTAGATGCAGAAAATGACCGTACCCGGTTGAATCAATTAAATAATCAGATTGAGGCAATACGCAATAAGGGGAAGATCAACATCTTCGATTTGATGTCTTTGCAGAAATATAAGCAGGAAGCGGAAAAACTTCAAAAACGTGTTTCGGCATACGATGAAGGCGGTGCATACGGGTATCAACGTGCCTTGATGCAAGAACAACTTTCAGAATTGGAGAAACAGCGGCAAGCCGAAATTGACAAGAAGAAGACGGATGATAGCAAAGTGGCTGATTATGAGAATCAGATTGCGGAGATGAAACAGCAAATAAAGGATTTTGCCGAAGAAACGGCTGAATCTCTTTATGGCATTAATTTGAAAGACTGGGCTTCGCAGTTGGGAGATGCCTTGTATGAGGCATGGCAGAAAGGCGAGGATGGTGCCGAAGCTTTCAAAAATAAGGTTGCCGACATTATGGGTGATGTTATGAACTCCATTCTCAAAATAAGTATTTTGGAACCGGCCATGCAACAGCTTCAAAAGATGCTTTTTGGTGAGGATGGAATGAGTGGTTATTTCGGCAAGGATTTCTCTCTTGACGAAAAGGAGTTGGAAAGTATTGCGGACTATCTAATGGGGGTAAGTGAGAAAACCGATGATTACTATTCCATGCTTGACAAACTGAATAACTATATGGAAAAGAAATATGGTATCAGTATGAAGGAAGAGGAAGAAGACAGTGGAAGTGGTTTATCTAAAGGCATACAGAATGTTACTGAAAATACCGCTAACCTTTTGGCTTCTTATATAAATGCAATCCGGGCTGACGTGAGTGTTAAACGGGAGTATGTGCGCAGATTGGTTGAAGAATTGTTCCCGGCCTATAATGTAATAGCACAAGCACAATTACAACAACTGACAATGATACAGATAAATACAGCAAAGAATGTGGAATTTGTGGAAGAAATCAGGGATATACTACATAGGAATATAAACGGTGTAAACAAGTTTAATATATGATTATGAACAGATTGAATAGTGAATTGAGAGGTCATGCCGTATCGTATGGCCTCTGCACACAATGGCAAGGTGACTGGCAAAACAATAAAAGCCAGCAAGAATTGATCGGAATGTATATACGGGGCATTGATTTTTGTATTGAACACGATTATCCGACGGTGGAATATATAAAAGG